CATTAACTTGTTGCACACTATAATTAAGAGCTACTAAAAAATCAAGCAATGCATTATTTATAGTATTCATTTCAAATAATATTTTTGGATAATTTGATTGTTTAAGAGTATTAACACCATTCATTAATACTTGCAGTTCATTATCTTCAACATCTATTTTAATAAAGCTAATATTAGAAATGTTAAAACTATCAAGAGTTCGTACTTCAATTTCTTCATCTTCCATAAAACGCGCATTATGATGGAGACTAGAACCGCCACCATCTAAACTATTAATATGTAATAATTGCTTACCTTCTTGCTCTAATGAACCTAATGCATAATTTATACAAGTAATATTTTTTATAGCACTTAGCGCAACACTCCCACAGAGAGAATAATATGTCATTTTTTGTGGTTCAAAAGCATATACATGCTTACAATAATGCGCCAAACTTATTGAATATGTTCCTGTATGTGCGCCAATATCTAATATATTTTTATCCGGAAAACAAAACTCTTTAACCATTTCAATCAATGATTTTTCATTCAAACCATTATTTGAAAAATAACAATAATTGTTGGGTAAAATATATACATTTCCGGAAAAACAATATATTTCATTATTTTCATCGCAATCAATATTACACTTTGCCGGTTTAGTTAATACTAAATAATCAGACATATATATAAATAAGTAATCTTCACTTTAAATTGTTTAAGCTATTTTAAACCAATTATTGTTATTAAATGGACTTATTAAAACGTTACTTATTCTATCTTTCCAGAATTGGACGCGTTGTTCAAATAATAATTCTTTACTTGTTTTAGGATATAAATCTTTGTCTATATATTGTTTTTCTAACTCACTTTGTTTAGGTTTTACTCCATAACAATTTGAACCTAAACGTTTATGGGGGTTGGGAACATAACCTCCATTGATTCCAGGTAACCCACAATCATATTTATGACCTTCTTTGCTTTGTAAGTTTCTCCAATCACTTTGACTTGTTGGATATAATCCAAGTTGATCTTTGGTCCAACCATAACTACACCAACTTGCCCCTTTCATTTGCGCTTCATTAAGTTGTTCGTATGTTGCTAATTCTCCTTCAAACGCTTTGCAAACTGCTTTAGCATCATGATACGTAAATCTGTTACCAGGAACATGATATACTTCACTAAAATTTAGAGATATATCTGGACCACTAATAGTGGATTTCACTGTTAATTGAGGTTCTGATGAAAATATATTTTTAAGTTCTGTTACAACATCAATATTAAAAAAATAAGCTAATCCATTTACAAATATTAATAATATAAATAATCCCCATAATAGTGATTCTAATATAAAATATGAACCAGAAGGTTGATATTCTTCATCACCGGCAAGTGATTTTCCTAAAAAAGTAAATAATATATAATACACAATAATTATAATAATCAATACCACCAATACAAAAGGATTTGTGCCTAAAGTGTTCAAATTATTATAAAAATCTTCGGTCACATTATTAAATAATGTCATAATATTATATATAAATAATATATAATATTATTGATTACACAAATTATTTTATAATAAAAAATAACCTTATATTATTTTTCTATAACAATAACAATATGCTTTTGCGCTAATTAATGATGTTTCATTAATTTCAGTTACGTTAGTATCATTAAAGCAATACCATTTTTGATTGGCATTTTTAACATATGAAGTATAATGCCCGCCCAATGAACCCCCGCTATGATTACATATTCCAAATAAATCATAAACATAACTTGTATTATTATATCCTAATACATATTTGCTAAAATCTACTCTTGTTAATGGCGTTTCTATAATATTATTTAATTTATGATTATTATTATCAAATCGTTTAAAATCAACTATTAAAATATTTGGCAAACTCCAAAATTTTATACCTTTTTTAACATTTTCTTTGCGGTTTGTATTATCATTAAACCAAGCATTATCATTTTCTAATAATTCGTAATCGGTATATAAATCAAAACAATCATAAATAGAACATGTTTTATTGCAATTTTTATCTTTTCTTGGTATTGGTAAATTGATTATACTAAAACTTTCTGGTGTAATACTGTATATTTTATTTTCTTCATTATTTGACAAAATTAGTGATACATGTATTCCAAAAAATAGCTGTAATATTTCAGAATAACTATTTGAATAATTATTTTTAATCATTGTAAAACATTTTTTAGCTAATTCATCTATACTACTTTTTGATGCTCCAACTATATTAATATCTACTTTACGCTCAATTCCTTCATGAAAACAATCAAATAAAAAAATTAAAAATTCTGGCAAATCATTTTGAGCATATCCTGTAAATAATTCGCGCTGTTTTTTTTTGGCTATATGTTGTATTGCACCTATAAATCTATTTGGACTAATAACACAATTGGTAGTCCACATTAAATTTTTCAACTGTTTCCATTCATGTAGTATTAATGATTTTTCATCACTATTAACATTAATATTTTCTAAAATATCATTAAGTTCATAACAATGTGATAACATTTGCATACATGTGTTTATATAACAAGTATTACCCAAATTACATAATCCGGTAAGTCCTTTATTACCATACTTAGTACTATAACTTGCAATTTTATTATTAGATGAAGTTAATTTAAAATTAACTTTACTCATATATAATCATTTAATTATATAATTAAATGTATTTAAATATATTTAAATATATATAATGAATATATGAATAATTCTAACTCTAATTCTAACTCTAACTCTAACTCTAGTAACAATAATTTAAATCTTATTATGTTAAATAATTCAATTACTAATTTGAACAATTATGTAAGAACAGTGAATTCTAGTATTAACTATTTAAATAATGCAACTGCTAATATAAGATATATGCAAGAACATATAAATTATTATTATCATGTCAATAATTTGCAATTAATTGCAAATAATAATTTAACATTTGCAAGAGAAAATAGCAATCCAAATAGCAATTTGCATTCATATTCAAATTCACATTCACATTCAAATAGTGAATTAACATATGAATATTTTGAAGAGTTATCATTGCGCAATTTAAAAACCATAATTGCTAAAAATATAACAGAATGTATGTTTGCAACACTTAATGAGCCATTAAATGAATCATGCTCTATAACACATGAAGAATTTACACCTCAACATAATGTAACTAAAATTAATGTGTGCGGGCATATATTTAATACAAAAGCAATTAATGAATGGTTAATCGATCATCATTCTTGCCCTAATTGCCGCTATAATATATTAACAAATTCAAATATTATATCATACAATGATCAAGAGTCAAATAAAACATATTTTTTTAATATTGATGAACTCATAACTTTTTTTTATTTTATACATCAATCTTCCTAAATAAAATAATATAAGTATAACGTTTATTTATTAATTTCTGTTCTTCAAACAATATTTGTTTTTGCAATTGTTTCTTTTTTTTATTATAATTGATTAGTGTTTTTTTTGCTTCATAATAAATACATGGATTGCTTTTTAAGTATTCTTTAAAATTAGTAATGTTTTCAAGTTCACTATTATATAAATTTTCCAAACTACTAATTTTGTCAAATTGTTTACGTAACTTGATACATAATCTGTTATCATTATTTTTTTTTAAATAGGCAATTTTACGTAAGTGTATTAAATAGTGTCTATTATTATTGCATAATTTACAACTATATATATTATTTTTATTTTCTTTTTCGCATTTACCACAACATAATACACAGTTATTTAAATCATTATAACCAAATAGTGCATGTAATTTGTTATTTTTTTCAGATAAAATAATAGAAGGATTTTCTTTATTGGATCCATTATTTTCATTCAAATGTGAATGTAAAAGATTAATCGCTTTTATTAATTTATTCATTAAAATTTAATACAACTCTAGATTAATACACAATTAATTTTTATATAATAATTAATTGTTTAAAAATCATCACAAGTTTAGCGTTTATTTTTTAACATTAATAATATTTATAATTGAACTTTTTTTGTAATAGTGCACCAAATGGACTCCAATAAGGTAATATAATAGGTCTTTGATTTAATATTGTTAGTATTTTTTTTGGCACATATTTTTTATCTATTACTATTTCAAATGTATAATCTTTAAACCATGACTCTGACATATAATAATTTCCATCATAATCCACGCTATCATCTTTTTCAAATAATTTGTCTCCCCAAGAATTTTCAACAAGAAAACCATTTGTTTTTGAGTTATTAAAATTATAACCTTTTATTACCATTGCATGAACTGGGGCAGTTTGTCTATAATTTAATGAATCACATTTATTCATAGCATTATCAAATCCAAAAATAGAGTCATAATCAAAAGCTTCTTTATCCATAATACTATTTTTATGTGAAATATATTTGTCAATATCAAGACCAACCCAAACTGCTTCATTATTGTCTATTGATTTTTTTGTAGCCTCAATTAATATGTTGATTGGAACATTTATTAAGCAACGGCGCTGTTCTCCCAAAATATCAAATGACATTTCAATATCATATTGTTTATAAAATGGCGCTTCTTTACATGGATAATTTATTAAACATATTTTATTTTTAGCATTATATGGAACATATTTTTTATAAAAATGAAGAGGACTAATATTTTTTATAAGTTTGGCTTTTTTAGACTTATCTTTGTCCTTAGATTCTTCATAATATTCCCAAGTTATTTTAGTTGGTGGTTCTCCTAAAAATACAACTAAAAATTTATAACATTCTAATAACATACTATTCAATATATTATTTCTATTTTTATTTAGTTCACTTTTTGGTGTAGTTTTTATTTTATGGGCGCATTTTCGTAAAAAGTCATTATAAAAATTCTTTAACTCTTCTGAGTTTGTACTGTGAAAATTATCGTCCATATTTGTTTTGGGAACTATACCATATTTTTCAATTAAATTTACAAATACATTCCAACGACCACCATCATCGGTTAAATTATCTAATATATGTATTAATTTGACTACTTTATCATTAGATTGTATTGTTGATAGTTTTACATCATAAGTGTCAAACACATAACTAAGATAATAATTGGCTTTTTCTAATTTGTCAAAAAAAAACAAATAATTTTGTGAAAATTCAAACTCAGGTGCCAACTTATATTTTTGTATCATTTTATAACGAATAATATTTAAAAATGCAAAAATCCAACAGCGTCCGCTCTGTTTTTGATCTGTTATTTTTGACTGAACATCAATCATATTTGTATAAATTTTTTTCTTATCTTGGATGTAGTCACTTTTTAATAATACATTTATTAGATCTGTTTTTGTATTAATATTTTTAATAATTTTATTTGTTTTATTTTTATTAAATTTATGTGAAAAATTAGAAATTATTTTTTGGGTTAATTTATTAACCATATACTAATTTATATATATTAATTATTATAATATATAAATATTATTTTAATAAATATTACTTTAATGATTTATTGATTTATTGATTTATTGATTTATTGATTTATTGATTTATTGATTTATTGATTTATTTACATTCTTTTAAATAACTGTCAAATAATAAACTTTTAATTTCTTTACATTTTAATTCTTCAAGTTTTTTATCAAATTTTTCTGGTTCGGGCCACTTAGTTTTTAACTTGTCTATTTCGTTAAACCATGATTGTAATGTAATACCTCGCTTTTTTTTAAACTCATTCATATTTTCTAAATTTAACGCGTAAAGTTGCAATAATGGTTTCATTATTTGATTGCTAATATAATGGGCGTAATCTAATTTTAAATTATTTTGCTTAATAAAGTCGGGAGTTTCTATTTTATCGCCTTGTAGTGACTTCTTATTTGCATTTATAATATATGCATAATACATTCTATCTCCAGAACATGGTTTATTTCCAATATCTCTAACACCAATCCTTTCGGCCAAGACTTTATGCGCTATTTGATTTGGATTCTTATAATAGCTACGCAAAGATTTTGTAACTAACAATTTTTCAATTGGATATTGTCCTGCAATTAACTTTTGAAGACTTTCATGTAAAAATTTTATTGATTTAACAATACTTTTTTCTTTCATAATAATATTTACAATAGTTCCATATATATCTTTTACTAAAGGAGCATTGTCTCTGCGTTTAAGTACAATACCCATATATTTTAATTTGCCCTTTTCTATATTTTCTTCATATAGTATACCTACATAACGTTTTTTTGATAATAAAATCCAAGGCCAAAATGTTTTTTCATATTCTAAATCATGTGGTCTTTTTAGAAATTTACTTGCCAAGTTACCTGCTTTTTTCGCCAATTCAATTGTATAACTAATTGCTTGATTATTTATAATTTTGTCATTACTAACAGGATCACGCAAATTAAATTTGAAAAATACAGAATCTGTATCACCATATACACACTCCGCTTTTGCTTTCACATTTGTTCCATCATCTAATGTTACTACAATATCATTATAACATTCTTCAATAATTGCTCTACCATAAAATAATAATTTTCGACCAATTGCTGTTGTTGAGGCAGCAACATCTTCTTCATAAAATGCACTGGTAACAGCGCCCATTTGGCCGTATAAAGAGTTTGCTGTTACTTTAATACTAAGTTGTCGTTTATCCAATACATTTTTCATAAATTCATCGTGTTCCAGTAAAATTAACTTTCGTGTTGCTTTTCGCGCAGCTAACAATTCTTCTAAAATAGCTGGCATAATTGCTTTACCATCATTTGCCGGAAATTGGGCAAATCTGCAAATTTTATATCCAATAATAACTTTTTTTTCGGCTGCTTTTGGACTAGACCGTGCATATTTATATGTATCATATTTTACATCAATATATTTATAACCCAAATCATATAAATTATCATAGCAATAGTCTCCATTTTCAAATTTTTCGCCTGTTTCTTTAATTAAATTATTATTTAAATCGTATTCTTTCGTCCATACTTTTGAGTCATGTGACAAATTTTCAGAAATAATAGAAGATGGATACAGTGAACTGTAGTCCACACAAGCAACTGGCTCTTCTAAATAAATGCCTGTTTTTGGAGTAAAGACGTGTGCTCCTTCATATCCTCCTCCGGTTTTTTGCTTATCCATAACCGGCATAAGCGTATTTTTCTCACCACATTTTTTAGAAACATAGCTTTGTAATTTAATTCCTTGTCCTCGTAATAATAAATAACTTAATGGAACATCACATAAATTAGACATTTCCACTTTGTCTGTTATTACATCTACTTTTAGTAATAACCAAATTACATTATCGCAATCTGCAAGACAATATTTTCCAACCGTCCACCGATCATAATCGGAACCATTTGCAAGTTTGAATATTTCTTGCGGAGTTACATCGTCTTTGGCTAAACCCCAATTATATTTATAGTTAACTAAATCAAGTTCTTCTAGTCCATCAATAACAAACCAACGTTCACTTTTATTGATGTCAATTATTTCAAATTTCTTTCCTTTTTTGTATAAATTATTGCTAAATCCTAATTCATCAAATTTAATATAACTACCAATATTAATACCAGTAAGATTATTAGTAAATATTTTTGTACTATTATTTTCACTATTTAATGTTATTTTACTAATACTATCGCTAATAAAGTAACTTGAAGTAAAATCTAATTTGTTAGAACTTAATGTAAATTCTTTACGAAAAATTACACACATATCTATAATAATCCGACCAGGCATTTTTATAAATTTTAAATTATATTCACCACTAGCTAAAACAATTTTATTTGTTTCAATAGATTTATACTTATCTTTTGTATTACTATTTGTATTAGTTGACGTTTTATTTTTTGTCAATTTGTCTCTATATTCGGCGCGCCAATCATTTGAAATACATACTTCATTTTTGTTTCGCGAAAGTTTAAGAAATTCATTAACACAATCTAATTCTTTAGATCTATTATACATAAATTCAAAATCAAAACCAGTAATATTGTAACCAGTAATAATATGAGGATTTTCACTATTAATAATTTTTGTAAATGTTAATAATAATTCTTTTTCAGTTGTACGCTCTAATATAATAACATTATTTTCTTGTGCCCATAATAAATATTTATCAGGAATCTTACAACCACCCTTAACAATAATAACACGTTTATATGGTTTATCTTCTGTATAATTTATGAAACTTAATCCAATAAATGTAATGTTATCGCCTTCTAATGTTGGAAAATTTAGATTTGCAAATGCTTCGGTTAATTTTATCAACTTTGTATTATATTCACAACTATTATCTTTAATGAATTCTATTAGTGTAACGTCTTTTTTATAGTCTTTAACTTTATTTTTACGCTTATAACTTCGACCACTATCAAAATTAGTATCATCATTAGTATTAGTATTAGTATCATCATTATCGCTGTTTTCATCTTCATCTTCGTTTTCTGTTTCATAATCGCCAGATTCTAAAATTTCATCACTATTAAACAAACTACCAAATTTTGTAGGACTATAGTTTTCTAATTTATCCATTAATGCTTCTAGTTCTTCAATAGTGCAGGATTTTTTTGGATACACTTTATCAATATAATTTAGTTTTTCATGTGTTAAATCAAACGCACTTAATATTTCTTGCTTTAAATTATTTAAATTATAGTTTTCTTTAAAATTAGTAGAACTGGAATTATAGTTTTCAAGTATATTTGTTGCTAATTTTTTATAATTTTTAATTGGAACAGGAAAATCACCATGACTACTACTTGCTTCAATATCAAAACTGCATATATTATATTTAACCAAAGTCTCCTTTTCTTTATAATGATAAATATCTTCATAATTAATACTATATTCATAGGAGCAATTTGTTGTTTTGTTATTAATAGTTCGAACTTTATTTGAAGGCATCTTAATCCATCCACTTGGACTAATTTGTTTTTCATGAAAGAATTTTAATAATGGTGGAATATCGGCTTCATATAAATAACAATTTGTTGTTCCAATATCATCATTATATATATAACCATTATGCTTTAATGATCTTTCAAATACTCCGACTTTACTTGTTTTTTCATCATAAAATATTTTTTTTACTTTATTATAGGCACCGCTATTAGTAAATGAGAGTTTAATAAAATTATGTAATTTTTTATTGTCAAATCCATATAACTTATGTCTTTTTACAAGCGTGCCTTGAACGATTGAATCCTCATAATAATTACCTACTATTTTTTTTAAATGTCCGATAAATTCATTTTTTCGTTGTTCATCCCATTTCTCATTTACTTTAATGTAGAAAAACGGATAAAAGTTTTCTATAAATATTGAAGCTGTCTTATTTGATGAATTTATTCCAAATGCTTGTATAATAAATTTTTTATTATCTTTATAAGGATTTCCCTTAGTGCTTTCTTCTATAATATTATAGTCATACAATTTAAAACATTTAAATGATGTCATATTATTAATATTTATTAATAGTCTTTAACTATAAAAAAATTATTTCAATTTTTAATAAAATATTTTATGCAATTTT